GAGTTGGTAGATGTTGCTGCCAATCCATTAGCCGGAGTCGCTCCTACGAATGGGTTTGAAACCATACCGTAACGAGTTTTGAAACCGATTTTTGGTTGGAAAGTATCTTCACCAACTGCTCGAACCATTTGTAATGGTACATAAGGACAATAGAATACACCAGCGTCAAAAGGATTAGTTCCTCTATACCCTACTGTACAATATCCTTCACCACCAGTTACACCTGTAGGTCGCTGAGCGACTGAAGCGTAATATGGATCGATATACACTTTGATGGACCCGTTAAGGACACCAGCAAAAGTATTTCCAGTATCGTCAACACTCAATGATGTTGATAATGCTGGAGCGTAATCTAATACACCAGCCATTGCTAGAGCAGAAGCTACATCACTTGAACACATGATAAAGTTACCTTTACCCCTTCGTGTTTGTCGTGCAATAACATTTGCATTTCTTTCAATGTGGTACATTAGACCTTTGAATTTCTCAACTGACCATCTTCCTGAAGAATCTGTATCTAAGTTGAATTGACCGTTAACAGCTGTTCCTGTTAGGTTTGCTTCTGAAGCAACACCTTCGATTTTAGCTTGGTCATTAACAGTTCTAACAACTTCTCTGTTGATTTCCGCGAGGATTTCACCAGATAGAATGTTAGCTAATTCTGTTTCTGCATCTAAGCCATGAATAGCTTTGAGGTCTTGTGCGAGTTCGATTGTGTACTCAGCTTTTAGCGCTCTGCTTTTAGCTGTAACTGTAGCTTTTTCAATCGTGAACGACATCTCTGGGATCGCAGCATTGATCTCTGCAGTTGCTGTTGCAACTCCAGCACCAGTTGTGTAACCTGTTTGGATAGCTGTGTTAGCTGAACCAGACGCAAATGGGTCTGTTCCTGCATGTGTACCAGTTCCACTAAAGTCTGTATCGGCTTCGTTGAACATGGCTTCAGTTCTATCTACAGCAGTAGTACTGTCAACATATCTTGCTTTCATCGCAAAGATAAGTCCAGTAGGTCCTGTCATAGGTTGAACACCACAAATATCATAGGCTACCAAATTTGGCATTGCTCTACGAACTAGAGATATAAGAATAGGGTCCCAGTTAGCTGCAGTTGCAGTAACACCGCCAGGTGCTCCAGCTACAGTACCAGTACCAGCTCCAAGGGCTTCATTCATTGCACCCCTTTCTTCTTGTATCGCTCTTTCTTGGTTTTCAAGAATAACGGATGTTACAGCTCTCTTATAGTTGTCTTCAATTTTCGGAAGATCAGCATGTTCGAGGACTGGTGCCCATTTTTCTTGTAAGTTTTCTGACATAAACATTGTTTATAGTCTCCTTATTTTAAATTTACTATTAAAACTACTTTTGAGTAGTATTAAGTTTAGCAAATTTGGTTAAAGCCGCAGTATATTGTGACATACCTTCATTTACTGGTTGAGCGACATCGCCCGCTCCAGAAAAATCAGCATCTTCACTAACTACAGCGCTATCATCTGAGATCATCTCTACTTTACCTTCTCCGAAGTATGATTCTTTAAGAGTTGAAACTTTCTCTTGGAATGTTTCGATACTTTCAAAGTCTACATCTTCTGATAAAGCTTTAAGTTTCTCAATTTGAGTATCAGCTAAGTCTTTTGATGCTTCGCTAATAATTTTTTCTCGTTGAAGTTCTTCGATATCTTGTTGAGCTCCGATGTTGCTAGCAACTTCTTCGTTCAATTTATCTTCCATTTCGTCAAGTCTGTTAGCTAGTTCTTCAACTACATCAAACTTGTCTTCTGGTACTTCAACATAATGTTCTTCGAACAGTTGTTTTAAACCATTAATGAAATCTTCTGTCAATTCGGATTTTAATCCTCTTTCGATAGCTAACTCATTTTCTTCAACCCAGCTTTCTGAAACATAGTTCAAGTAAGAATCAACTTTTTCGGTTAAATCATCTTTGATTTCTTCGATTTTTTGTGTTGTTTCTTCTTCTAACTTAGCTTCTGCTTCAATCATTTGTTCTTTGACTTTAGCTGCTACTGCACCTTCGAAAATAGTTTTAGCTTTCGCTTTGAAGTCTTCACTCAAGTCTTCATCAGCTACTAGAGCATTGATGTCGTCTGTCATGTCGATTTCAACTTCTTCTTTTTTGACTTCTTCGTCTTCATCTTCGTCATCATCCATTTCTTCTTCTTTCTCGCCTTTTTTCTTAGCGATTGCTTTTTTCAAAGCATCGGGAAGTTCACCTTCT